TTAACTGGGATACGGACTTCTATATCTTCGATGAGTCCGGCTACGTGCGCGACGGCATGGACTGGAACCCCGTGGTCCGATTCCGTGAATACGGGTTGGACGAGTCAGGGCGGTATTACCAGATTCTGCTGGACGAAAGCCTGGAGCCAATAGACGACGCGATTTATCCCGCTGGCCCTGCCGGGCAGGCGCTGGACTTTGTGCCCGTCGTCGTTGTGGGCACGCGCGACGTGAGCCACGACATCGAGAACCCGCCGCTGGTGGGCGCGGCTAACGCCGCCCTCTCCCTGTATCGACTGGATGCGGACTATCGTCACCAGCTTTACATGAGCGGGCAGGAAACGCTTGTGGTGGACAACGGGGAAGCCCCAGAGGCTATCGGTCCGTCCGTGACGCTGGAACTCACCAGCACATCCGAAAACCCCGCGTCTGTTTACTACGTAAGCCCAACCTGTTCCGGCATCACGGCGCACCGTGAGGCTATCGAAACTGAATGGGAGAACGCCGCAAAGGCGGGCGCTAAATTGTTCGACAGCGGGGCGGCGCAGGAGTCAGGCGAGGCGCGAAGGATGCGCCAGAACGCGGAGACAACCACCCTGCAAACCATCGCTAACAGCGGAGCGGAGGCGCTTGAGATGGCGCTGAAGAATGTCGCGGTGATGGTTGGCTCCGACCCTGATGAGGTGGTTGTTACACCCCCGCGCGATCTGCTGGACGCGCCCATGTCAATGCGCGATGTGCTGGACGCTGTAAAGGCGTGGCGCGAGGGCGGCTACAGCTACCAGACGCTCTACGAGAACCTCCAGCGCGGGCAGATTGCCAGCGACGAGCGGACAGCCGATGACGAGCTGTCGCTGATGAACACCGATTTCGCGGACGCTGACCCGTCCGTCATTTAACCCCGATGGGGATCATTAACTGGGCGATGCCCAAGGAGTACCGGCGATGCCGTTGAAAGTGACACGAGAGAACCTGGACGATGTGCCCGAAGGGCTGCATGAATTTTACAAGGAAACCGACGGCGGCTTTGTCCTCGACGTGGAGGGCATTGATAGCCACCCTGACGTTTCCAACCTGCGTAACGCATATCAGCGTGTAAAGGAATCCAACAAGACGGCAAGGCAGAAATTGCAGGAACTGCAAGACGCCACGCCGGAACTGCCGGAAGACTTCGACCCGAAACTCTGGGAGAAAGCCCGCAAGGGTGAGTTCACCGAGGGCGGGGTCGAGGTGCGGAAGCAACTCGAGAGCGAACTACAGGCGCAGTCAGAACGCGCCGCAACGCTTGAGAAGAGGCTTCAGTCCCTAACCGTTGATCGCGCCCTGAGCGAGGCTCTGGACGCTGCGAACATCACCACGCCTGCCTATCGTAAGGCGGCAACGGCGATGCTGCGGGATGCCGTCAAGCTAGAAGGCGACGAAGTAGTTGTCGAGTCCGACATGGGGCCGCTAAAGCCCTCTGAGTACGTCAAGAAATGGGCGTCAACGGATGAAGGCAAGCCATTTGTTAGTCAGCCCTCTGGTGGTGGATCGAAGTCTGGGAACCCGAATGTCACGAAAGGCCCGAAGGAATGGTCTGAGGCCAAGTCTTTGGACGACAAAGTTGCCCTGCTCGCGGCTAAGCGAGGGGGATAATTCACACTTAGCTTAGAGGAACTATCATGGCACTTTCCGACATGACGGTCTTTAACGACTTCGCCTATCTGGCGTTTTCTGAGACCATCGCACAGCAGGTTCGCCTGTTTAACGAGGCTTCCGCCGGAACGCTTGTGCTGCGCCCCGCGCGCAACATTGGCGACTTCGACGAGGAAGCATTTTTCGCCAACATCTCCGGACTTGTCCGGCGTCGTGACGCATACGGCTCTGGCTCCGTTTCTCCCGTTGACCTGTCGCAGCTCCAGCGCAACACGGTCAAGGTGGCGGGCGGCTCCGTTCCGGTTCGCTGGACGCCGCAGCAGTTCTCTTGGGTGCAGCTTAACCAGGAGCGCGCAGGTACGGCCATCGGTGAGCAGTTCGCCGAGGGCGTGTTTCAGGACTACCTGAACAGCGCAATTGCGGCTCTTGTGGCGGCTATTGGCAACCAGGGTTCTCTGGACTACGACGCCACTGGCGGCACGCTGGAGCTGTCCGACCTCGTGAGCGGCGCTGCGCTGTTCGGTGATCGCGCCTCGCGTCTGCGCGCGTGGATCATCCACAGCAAGCCGATGCACGATCTGTATGGCACCACGATTACCAACTCTAACGACCTGTTCGAGTTTGGCAACGTGAACATCATGCAGGACGGCTTCGGGCGCCGGTTCATCATGACCGACAGCCCCGACCTCATCACCTCCGGCTCCCCCGACACCTATCACACGATTGGTCTGTCGGAGATGGGCGCAATGGTCGAGGACAACGGCGACCTGTTCACCAACATCGAAACCAGCAACGGGGACGAGAACATCCTGCGGACTTGGCAGGCTGAGTACACCTTCAACCTCGGACTCAAGGGCTACTCTTGGGACGAGGCGAACGGTGGCGCTTCTCCGACCGACGCTGAGCTGGCGACTGGCACCAACTGGGACCAGATCGCTACGTTTGACAAGGACACCGCTGGCGTCCTGGTCGACTCGCAGTAAGCGAAACGGTGTGCGCCCCTTCGGGGGCGCCACCATTTTGAGGGTTTGAAATGGCTTTGACGGTTGAAGATGGCACGGGGCTGACAGACTCCGACGCTTACATATCGCTTGCGGATGCTGAGGCGTACTATCTCGACTATCAGGGCGCAGCGTGGGACAGCACATCATCCGACACGCTCAAAAATTCAGCCATTCGCCGCGCTGCCCGTTATCTGGACGGAATGCGGTGGAAGGGGCGGCGCACGCATGAGCGGGCGCAGTCTATGGACTGGCCTAGGTATGGCGCTACCGACTGTGATGGCAGCACGATCCCGTCTAATGAAGTGCCGATAGAAGTGGCGAGGGCGAATGCCTTGCTCGCTTTTTACGAATTAGCAAACCCCGGCGGGCTTGACCCGACGGTGACGATCTCCACGCTTGCCAAGCGCGAGAAGGTGGACGTGATCGAGGTTGAGTATCGGGGCGTCGCGCCGACGGTTCAGTCATCGCGGCCCGTAGTAACTGCCGCAATGGATTTGATCCAATGCCTGACCCTGGCAGGCGGCACCACTTTCCTGAAAAGGGCTTAATGACATGAAACTGAAAAACAACACCGGACGGGAGCGCATTCTGCATGGCCCCGTGGAAATGTACACGCTGCCCGCGCGCGGTGAGATCAGCATTACCGAGCGTGAGTTGATCGACCTGAAGCGCCACGGCAACACGAAAAACTGGCTTCACAAGGGATACATCACCGTCGAGGAGGGTGAGCCGGAGCCGAAACCCGAGCCAAAGCCTGGCGGCGGCCCCGACCTGCCCGACGGCGTTACGGGTGAAGGCATCGAGGTGTTTCACCACGGCGCGGGCTGGTATAGCGTCTACGTGAACGGTATGCCCTGCACCGACAAGAGGCTCCGCAAAGACGACGCCGAGGCTATTGCTGCGGATTACGAATGAGTTACGACTACGCCAGCCTGCGGGACAACACCGTTGTCCCACTGATGACGCGCTTTGGTAAGGCTGGGACGATAACAACCCCGACAGGGGCGCCCACAGACCCGTGGGAGCCTGCAACGGGCAGCACCGATACCGCCGTGACGGTTGTCGAGGTTAACCCCACAGCGGAGGACAGGGACGGCACCATCATTCAAGAAAATGACGTGATGTTTCTCGTCAGCCCAGAGGGTGATCCGGCTCTTGATCTGGCGCAAACGCTGACGGTCGAGGGTGTTGTATATCGCGTGGTGGGCATCATGCCCGTGCGCCCTGGTCCGGTGCTGGTTTTGTGGAAAGCGCATTGCAGGAAATGACATGAAAACAATCGAGATTGAAGGCGTTGAAACTGTCCCGCTTGTCGTCCGAAACGTGGACGGCGAGGGGGTGCTGTTCACCGAGGACGGCAAAAAGATTGGGCACCAGGTTGAAGGCGTGGGGCACTACTATTACCAAGGGCATGGCTCCGAGCGCGTGACCATGTACCGCGCCACGTTCATTGTCGGCAGCATGAAGCCAGACATCCCGTGAGTGAAATTCGGGAGATACCTAACCCTGAGCGCGACGAGATGCTTGCAGACCTGGCAACGGTGCGGCGGCTTGCCCCTGATGTGGCCGAGGCTATGAAGACCTGCTATGACGCATATATCGCCGCCGGTTTCGATCACACTGCCGCGCTTGAGTTCGTGGCTGAGCAGTTTTTGAGATATGACTAATGGCGGCAACAGCAAAGCAACTACAGGAGTTGCTGGACAGGCTAGAGCCGCCTATTGCGCGTGCTTTTGCTGAAGCCATTGCCCGTATTAAGTCGCGGGCACGGATTGCACAAATGGAAGCCGCTATTAGGGCGGGCGACCTTGACGGGCTGGCGCGCGCCGCTGGCTTCCGCACTGGTATGTGGGGGCTTGTACTTGAGCAAGTTCGCCGCGCTTATGTAGAGGGCGGCACGTTCAACATGAACGCCGATGTTCCGCAACGGCTGGGCATGGAATTTGACTGGACGAACCCGCGCGCCGAAGCGTGGCTGTCAGAGCATTCTTCCCAGCTTGTGACGTGGATCACCGAGGAGCAGCGCGAAGGCATCCGCACGGTGCTGAATGCGGGCATGAGGGCGGGGCGTAACCCGCGCAGCGTGGCGCTGGACATTGTGGGGCGCATTGACCCGCGTACGCAAAGACGTACGGGCGGCATCGTTGGGCTGAATGCACCGCAGACGCAAGCAGTCATCAACGCCCGCGAAGACTTGCAGAATCTCGACCCGCGCTACTTTACGCGGGAGCGCAGGGATCGGCGCTTTGATTCAATGGTGCGGCGCGCTATCG